GCTCGATGGCAAGCTTTATTACGTTCCCCAATTCGACGGCAGCACGATCATCGGCGGCGTCGTTGCCACGGCCGACACCATCGAAAGCGCGGTCAGCAAGGTGCGCAACATCGCCGCCCAGGTCGAAGGCTACTACCTCGAAGCGCCCATGGATGCGCTCGACGATGCCGTTGCCGCTCACGCCATCGCGCGAGGCTTGACCTGATGGGCGACATTAGAACCGTCCGCACCAATAACTTCCCGGCAATAGCGGTGCAGCTTGATTGGCTTCTATTGCCGTCCGGGCAACTCGACAACAGCTTTTCGCTGGCGACTGCGGTCACCATTGCGCTGTGCACCGACGGGCTCGCCGCTGTCAGCGATGTGCTGCCCGATCCGACCAGTCATGATCGGCGCGGATGGTGGGGCGACGTTGATGCCAAGGAAATATGGGACGGCTGGCCGATCGGCTCGCGGCTGTGGCTGCTGACCCGCACCAAGATAAAGGACAGCGTGGCGCTCGGCGGTGCAACCGTTGCCAACGTTATCGTTTATCTCAAGGAATGCATCGCGCCGTTCGTCACGGCGGGAATCATCTCCGACTTTACCGCCGATGCGATGCGCAACCCTTACGACCGCAACCGCATTGATGCTGAAGTCGTGCTGCTGCGCGAGCGTTCGCCAGCGGTGGCGCTGAACTATCAAATTCTTTGGACCGAGATGGGCCTGTCAATCAATCTGGTGTGAAATGCCTTGGACAACGCCGACGCTCGCACAGGTTCGACAAAACGCCAGGGCTTATGTGATGTCGGCGCTTCCGGGTGCCGACGCGCTGATTCCGAATTCCAACCTGCGCGTCGTCGCCGACGTCAATGCGGGCCTCGCGCATCTCAACCTGCAATATCTCGATTGGCTCGCCAATCAATTGCTGCCGATCACCAGCGAAGCCGAATTCCTCGACCGCTGGGGCTATATGTACTTGCTCAACTCCGACGGCTCGCGCGGCCGCAAGATGGCGACTTACGCCACCGGCACCGCAACCATCATCGGCACCGTCGGCACCATAATCCCGTCCGGGACCGTCCTCGCGGCAGGGACCGGGCTGCAATATCAGGTGACCTCACAGCAGACCATCGGCGGCGCTGGCACGACCACGCTGCCGCTGACCTGCTTGACGGCCGGTGCGGCAGGCAATCTCGATCCCGGCAGCATGATCGGCGTTCCGGTCGGCGGTACGTCGGTGACCGTCATCACCATGGACAACGGCACCGACACCGAAACCGACGACGAATTAAGAACGCGCGTCCTTGCCCGGCTTATCTCGCCGCCGATGGGCGGCGATGCCGACGACTACGTGTCCTGGGCGCTCGCCGTTCCCGGCGTTACCCGCGCCTGGTGCGCACCGAATGAATTATCGGTCGGCACGGTGACGGTTCGCTTCATGTGCGACGACCTGCGGGCAAGCAATGGCGGCTTTCCCATTCAGGACGACATCAACGCGGTCACCAATTATCTCAACACCAAGCGGCCGGTGACGGTGAAAGATTTCTGGTGCACTGCGCCGATCCCGCAGCCGGTGAATTTTACCGTCACCAACCTCGACCCGGACGATGCCACGACCTGGGCCAATATCGTCGCGTCGGTCAAGCTGATGCTGTTCGAACGGGCGCGGCCCGCGAGCGCGCAGGACGGCGTATTGATCCCGGCGCAAACGATTTATTCGGCCTGGGTATCCGGCGCGATCATTAACACGCCGGGCGTCAATTCTTTTGATCTAACCATGGCTGACGCCGTGATGCCGTATGACGGCGCGCTGGCCGTGCTCGGCACCGTCATTCACGGCTAACCCATGGCAACTTTCACGTTGACGGCAGCGGCGGTCGCGACGCCGCACCCGGTCATTGGCGCGCCCGGCATTGTCGGCCCGGCATTTCAGGTTACGGCATTTCAGCCGAACGCATTTCAGACCATTTGGCTGATCACCGCGAATTCGCTGGCGGTGCCGCATCCGGTCATCGGCAGTTCCGGCATCGTTCAGCCGAACCAATTCACGGCCGCGAATCTGGCGATCCCGCCGCCGCAGATGGGCGCGGTCGGCATCGCCAGAAATATCATTGTTGCCATGCCGATCGCGGTGCCGGTGCCGACCGTCGGACCGGCCGGTTTCGTCGGCGGACATTTCAACTTCGTCGCCGCCAATCTGTCATCGCCGTCGCCGGTATTGCCTGCACCGCTGCTGACGCCAAATCCGTTCGTGCAGCCGCTGCCGATTACGCCAGCGCAGGTGCCGGTGCAGCCGGTATCGTCCGGCTATGTGCTGCACAATCAGGACGACTTTGCCAGTGCGCTGGCCGATTTGCTGCCGACTGGCCCGGCATGGCCGCGCGATTTTGACAGCGTGCTCATGCAACTGATCTTCGGCATGGCCGGACCGTGGGCCGACGACGCGTTGGCCGCCGATGCTTTGTTGGAAATCGAAAGCGATCCGAACAAGGCGACCATCATGCTCCCGGATTGGGAGAAAAGTTTTGGTCTGCCGGACAAATGTCTCGCCGAGCCGCTCACTATCGCCGACCGCCGCCGCATTCTCATTCAGCGCATGACGCTGCTCGGTGCGGCGGATCGCAACTTCATCATCTCGATGGCGGCAACGATCGGCTACACGATCAACCGCATCATTGAGTTCTCGCCGTATATGTGCGGGATTTCCCGCGTCGGCGACACCCGCAACCTCAACGCCGAATGGGACAGCAATCGCTATCGCTGGGAATTGGGCGATGAAAGCATTCGTTATTGGTGGATCGTTCGCGTCGGCGCTGAGCGATTGTCCTATTTTCATTGCGCCGCAGGGATATGCGGTGTGGATCGGTTGCTCTCATTCGGTTTCGCAACTGACCTTGAGTGTCTGCTGCGACGGCTCAAGCCCGCGCACACCGACATCATCTTCGACTATTCGCAAATTGTGCTGACGCAGATACCGGCCGCTTATGTGGCGACGCCGCAACCGGCGCTAGGCACGCCGCCGCTGACCGTGCATTGAACTCGGAGCAAATGAATCGTGCAATATAATCAACCGTTCGATCAGCAAAGCAACCCGAACGCGCCGTACAACAACGGCAATCCGGCGACCGGCACGCAAGGCTCGATTGTCCCCGCCGCCGCCGTCGAATATCCGCAGCGCGAGATTGTCAACGCGGTCACCGACATCGGTTTGGCGACGCCGACCAATGCCGATCTGCATCAACTTTCGGCGGCGACGCGGTTCATGCGGCCGCAATATTTGCTTGATACCGGCGGCGTCAATACCATGCAGATCGCCATGTCACCGTCGCCGTTGGTGTGGGCGATCCCGTTGTGCTTCTTCGTTCTTGCCAACAATACTTCGACGATCAGCAATCCAGTTATAAGTATCGTTGGTGTCGGCGGCAGCATCCCAATCGTGCGTCGCGACAACACGGCTTTATTCCCCGGCGACATCAGATCGGGTTCGGTTTATTTGATGATGTTTGACGGTACTTCGGTTCGTGTGGTTTCATTTGTGCCGTCCGATCTGCCGCAGGTGCCGTTAAACAGCAATCTTGGAATTTACGTCAACGGCGCGACGGGTTCGGATACGCTTTACGACGGCACCTCGCCGACGATTTCAGGCGTCCACGGTCCATTTGCCACCATTCAAAAGGGCTGCAATCAAACCTCGAAGTATAATCTCAATGGCTATACCATCTCGGTTTATGTCGCCGATTGGGCTAGCACATATGCCGGATTTGATTGCCCGTCGGTTAATGGCGCAGGAACCATTAACGTTCAAGGCAATATAGCCGTTCCTGGTAATGTTAAGATTACCCGTTCAGGTGCAAGTGCGGCTCATTTCGGCGGCAATGGTCAATTCACCATTAGCGGCTTTCAGATCACTGAAACTGGTTCGCCAACGCCGGGTGATCCGGGCGCTTGTATTTGGATGAATAATTCCGGCGGCAATCTTAGTGTTGGGTCGATCAATTTTGGTTCAGCTTTTGGTCCGCTAATGTCATCGTTAAGCGGAAGTGTCTATGTTGGTGGACCGTTAGTAATTCTTTCTGGCATTACTGCGGGATCAGCTTGGCACGCTACTAATGCCGGTTCTAAGGTATTTGCTGCACCATCGCCGCCGAGTCTGACTATTCAAGGTCCATGCAATATTTCAATTTTCGCGGCGGCATCAGTTCTCGCTGAATTGTTACCGCAGTTTTCTTCGATTAGCGGCGCTAGCAATGTTACCGGACAAAAATATCAGGCCAACAATAATGCTGTCATTTCAACCAACACCAATGACATTACCTATCTTCCTGGTAATACCGCTGGCGCGGTGTCATCCGGTGCACAGTATAGCTAGCCATGACCAATGTTTTGCTGCTTCCGGCATTCTCAAGTCAAAGCGCTTTCGCGGTGGTCAACAATGCCGACTGGAATGACGGCATTCTGTTTTGCGCGCCGACGTCGCCGACATTGCCGATCATGCTCGTTTGTTCGTACACGGCCGGACTTCCAACCGTCAATTGCGGGGCAACATCGCAGCTTGTAACCGGCATGCCGATCGCGATTGCACCGGGAATTCCTGGGGGCGCATTCGTCGGCTCGATCCTCGACGCGGCGAATTTCACTATGGTTGACGTTAACGGCATCCCGCTTAACGCGACGATGACTGAGGCGGCGGCCGCGTTGACGTTCAATCCAATCCCGCTCGACATTACGGGCATTTCGTTCCGTGCCCAGGTGCGTGCCATGGCGGGCGGAAATGATGTTTATTTGGATATTTCAACCAACGACGGGACAATGATCAATGGCGGCAGCGATGGAGTCTTGCTGTTTAAGGTCCCGGCTTTGAGCATGATGAAAATTGATGCGGGCAGTTACGTCATGGACATTCTCGCGTTCGGCGACGGCAACACCATGAATTTGTTTCCGCAAGGCGCGGCCGCGCTCACCGTCAACGACGGCATCACCGAAGTCCAATGACTATCATTGCGCTCCCCCCTGCTTCGGTGACCGGCACCGAACGGCTCGCCACCGGCACGGCGCTGGTCGCGCCGTCGGCGGCGGAAGCGATCTTCGTTTCCAAGGGCACACCTGGGCCGCCCGGTCCGGTTGGTCAGGCTGGACAAGGCGGTGCTCCTGGTGCCCCTGGTCCGGTTGGCTCGCAAGGGCCGCAAGGCGTTCAAGGCATTCCAGGCACGATCGGCCCAGCAGGGGCGGTCGGCCCGGCCGGACCGGCTGGCCCGGTCGGGCCGACCGGCACCTCGACATTCACCGGCTACGGCAATAATGCACTGGCTGCGGCTGCGACCATTTCATCAGCTATCCAAGGCATTGTTTCATTCGGCAAAGCTGCCTATGGCGACGGCGGCGGCGGCGTTTACGCGCGCTACCCGTCGTCCGGCGCGCCGCCGCATCAGGGCCGCATTCAATCAGCCGATGGCGCGTGGTGGGAGTTGGTTGATGTTGAAGTGACGGTCGAGCAATTCGGCGCGGTCGGCAGCGCTGACTTAGGACAGGCAGTCGCCTATGCCTGGGCATATCTGGCTTATCGCGGCGGCCGTAAAATTAAATTAGGTGCCAAAACCTATACTGCCAACACCAACATTGTCCTGCGCAGCGGCATGATCTTAGAGGGCGTGCCGGGCCTGACGACTATCAATAGTAACGCAACCTATCCGCTCTATCATGATCCGACGACCGGGCCGTTGTGGCGATGTCGCATTAGCGGTTTGGAGATTTACGACCTGACTGCACACACGAATTCGGTGATGCTTAATCTTGACTCATGCACGAATTGTCTTTTTGAGATGCTTACCGGTTATAATTTTTGGGCTGGAGTTTGGAATCATCCAACGCAAGCGGTGTCTGGACCTGCTTCGAATTATAACCAGACTGTTTTTAATCGCTGGTCGCAGATCAATTTTTGGACCGTTAAATATGGTGTTTGGAATCAAGGACGTCGCAGCGGCACGACGCAACTTAATGTCATTACCGCCAATGTTTGGGATGGTCTTTATATCCGAGGCTGTACCGGCACGGCGATCACGCTGCAAAATGACAATGACGGCGATGTTTGGATTGGATTGCACCTTGACCTTGTTGGCAGCGGCGGGCAAGTCGCTCTTGACTGTAGCACCTATAGCAATACCGCCGATGCAGCGGTCGGTTCACATGTGTTCTTTGGCTTAATGCTGCAAGACGATACGACTGGCGGCAGCATCGGCATTCGCATCGGTCAATCAAGCGCCATGATGTTTTACGGCGTCGAGGCGAGCGGTTGGCAATCAACAAACTTCTTGCTCAATTCCTATTATAAGCCGGTCTATATCTCCGGGCCTGGAGTCGATTCTTCGCTCGGCGGCGGCGCGTATTCCGGAATGATCGCGGATTCGAGTTACGCCAGTTTGAGCGTTGCCAGTGGCAATGTCGGCGTGCTTGCAGGTGCAACACAAGTCTCGCTTTCTTGGAATCTACAAGAGATGCCGACTCATGTGATGGTGTTGCCTGCCGGTGATATTGGGTCCGGCAATCGCTATTGGGTCGATTGGACAACAATTTCGAGAACGGGTTGCACGATCTATTTTGCCAATCCGGTGCCAGCGATGCCGTTATTTTGGCGCACCGAAACGGGACCGCCAGGACACGCTTAAAATGAGCGAAGAAGATTATGATTTTGATGTGCCCGATACTGTGGCGCGGATGGACTTTGATCTGCGCAACAATGCCGATTGGCGGCAGCCGTTCAAGGTCAACAACTACGACCCGAACAGCTTTGCGGCGACGCCGTTCGATCTGACCGGCGCGACGCTGCGCATGCAATGGCGCGATCCGGCGACCCAGGCCGTCGCGTTCGAGCTTTCGACCGTCAATGGCCGCCTCGTCGTCACCGATGCCGTCAATGGTTTCTTTGTGACCGCCGCGAAGGCCGCCGATCTGTTCGCCATCCCGGCGGGCTTCTATCAATCCGATCTGGTCGTCATCAAGCCGGATAGCACCGTCGAACTCGCCATGATTGCCAACATCAATCTCAGTCAGGGCGACACCGTTCCCGCAATTCCACCGTTCTAAAAAGGAGCACCAGCAATGATCTTTCTGAAAACACGCGATCCGATTCTTGCGCGCATCGAGGCCAGGGAAGACGCCCCATGGCACGGGCCATCGCTGTGCGATTACACCGGACCAGCGATCGAGGATTACGTCGTGCAAAACGGCATTGCCGCAGTTCATACCGGCGTGACCAACATCCGCATCAATTCGACCGAGCCGACAACTTACGCCATTGCGGTGACGTCCGGTTGTCTCGGTTATCGTTCGTTCGGTGCGAACAACACGTTTGGCGCGGATACATCCGCAGCGCCGAGCGGTCGGTTGGTAACATCGACGGCGATCACCGACGGCACAATCACGACATCGGGAACGGCGTCGTGGTGGGCGGCAACCGATGAAACCAACTCGCGGCTTCTGGCGCACGGCTCGCTGTCGGCGACCCAGGTTGTCACCAGCGGCAACAGCTTCAGCTTGGCGGCGTTCACGATCAAAATTCCCGCTGCGATTTCCGGCTGACCCGCGATGGACGTCAAGACCGTTCAAGCACGGCGCGGCATCTTTCGGGTGCTCAATGCCGACGAGTTCGTCGGCAAGGCGCTGATCGATTACGGCGAATACGGCGAAGGCGAAATCAAGGTCTTCGAGCAGTTATTGCAGCCCGGCGATGTCGTCATCGATGTCGGCGCGAACATCGGCGCGTTATCGGTGCCGATGGGCCAGCTTGTCGGCAAGACCGGCAAGGTGATCGCGTTTGAGCCGGGCGACAACAATGTCGAACTGCTCGAAGCCAACCTCGCCGCCAATACCGAATGCGATTTCACGATCATGCACTATGCCGCCGGGGCCGAGCATGGCGAAGTCACGGTCGCGCAGGTCGCGTCGCCGACGCTGTGGCGCAAGCCGGAAAAAGATTTTCACCTGCTTGGGCCGGAAATCAAAGTCAAGGTCATACCGATCGATGATCTTGATTTGCCGCGCTGCAAGCTGATCAAGATTGACGTTGACGGAATGGAAGCCGAAGTCATCCGGGGCATGGATCAAACCATCCGGCGCTGTCGGCCGTTCATCTATATCGAGAACGAGCAACCGGGCAAACAGGCCGAACTGATCGCCGAGTTGACCAAGCGCGGCTATCGGCTGTGGTGGCATCGGCCGTACCAGTACAACAAGGATAATTTTTTCAACAACAAGAAAAATTGGTTTGGCAATATCGTGTCGATCATGATGGTGTGCGCGCCGCTCGAACTCGGCGCGACCATCGACGGCATGGACGAGGTGTCGGACATCCGCGAAGACGACGAGATGTATGAGCGGGAAGTGTACCGCTACACGCTCTACAAAAAATATCACCCGACCGACCCGTGGGTGCGCGCGATCCTGGCGCACAATCTAAATCTCATGGGTCGCCTCGATGAAAGCAAGGCCGAGATTGACGAAGCCCTTAAGATCGACCCAGCGCATGTGCCATCGCTCGCCATTCGTGGCCTGCACGCGCTGCAAGCTGGCGAGTTTGACGCGGGCTGGAAGGGCTTTCAACTGCGTTTCAAGCAGCGCAATACGCGCAGCTTTGGCGGTCATCGTTATGTGATGCACGGCGATAAACCTGAATGGAAGGGCGAACGAACCGATCAGACCGTGCTGATCTGGTCCGAACAGGGCTTCGGCGACATGATGATGTGGGCGAGGTTCATGCCGATGGTCCTCGAACGCGCGCCGAATGCGATCCTCGAATGCCATTCGAGTCTATTCGAATTGTTCGAGCAGTCAAATCTGGTGCCGCCCGGTTGCCTCTATCGGCTGCATCGCAGCTTGCCGGATTACGATCTGCATTGCTCGCTGCCGTCGGTCACTGCCGCCATGAACGTCAGCCGCGACGACATCGCCTATGCCGGGCGAGAGCCGTACCTGATCGCCGACCCCGGCCTCATTCGGACGTGGCGCGAGCGCGGCAATCCGAGCACGGCGGGCATCTGTCACCGGGGCAGCGCCAAGAGCGAACGGCCGCTGACCCGCGACATTCCCGCACCGCTGTTCGACCAGATCAACAAATTCGGCCCGTTCTTTCATCTGCACCAGGGCGGCCAGTTCGAGAACTTTGCCGATACGGCGGCGGCCATTGCGACGCTCGATCTGGTGATCACCGTTGACACCGTGATCGCGCATCTTGCCGGGGCGATGCACACGCCGACCATCCTGCTGCTCTCGACCGATCCCGATTGGCGCTGGGGTCTGCGTGGCAATTCGTCGATCTGGTATCCGACCATGCGTATCTTGCGGCAGAAAAAATTCCGCGATTGGTCGCCGGTCATGGATACGCTTGAGGAAATCTTGGAGGAACGCGAGGCCGCCGACCATCGGCGCGGCATCGCCTCGTTCGGCGCGCAATTCTGGAACGACGCGCCAACTCAATTCTGGAACGAAGCCGCCGAATGAACCGTGAGGTTTTGGACTTCCTTGCGCCGCCCATCGGGCGGCGCAGTTGTTTATGGAGTCTCGCTATGGAGCAAATGACACTGTCCGAATTGCAACTCGTAGAATACGCGCTGCAGGCGCTGCCCGATCATCCCGAAGCAAAGGAACTGCGCCAACGTTTCGCCGACGCGATCCGCGCCCGCACTCAGGGCGCGCATGCCTTACACGCCGCCGATTTTGTTGGGGCTGCGCCGAGTCATACATGACGATCAGCCTCACGCACGCCTTTAGTTCGGCGATTGCCGACGACCCGGCCAATCCGCAAGAGGTGCGGCCATCAAATTGGAACGCGCAGCATACGTTTTCGATGGCGGGGACCTCGTTGTTTGGACGCGGTTCAAGCGGAGCGGGTGCGGCGGAAGAAATCAGCATCGTCAATGACAGCAATGTCACTGCGGCGTTGACCGCCAACACAATGACGCTGGGTTGGAGCGGCACGTTGCCGGTTGGGCGTGGTGGTACTGGCGCAAGTACCATGACGCAAAACGGTGTGCTGTGGGCGGGCGGCGGCACTAATCCAGTTCAGGTTACGGCGCAAGGTCCAACCAATAGTGTGTTGACGGCCAGTGGCGGTCCGCCTTCTTTTTCTGCAACTCCAACTGTTAATCAACTTAACGCTGCGCCAGGTGCCAGCAATCCAACAAGCGGGTCAGGTAGTTTTGGTTTTGTCACTCGTGGCGCATATGGCGGCGGCTTGTCACTCATTGATGCTAGCAGTGCCGCTGGATTATGGACCGACAATGCTGGCGCACAGTTTCATCTCGGTCTCTCCGCTACGCAAACCGGACCATTCACTAATGTTCTTACTTTAGATAATGCCACCAATATCGTTTGCGGTAATGGTGCATTGGCGACCAATGCCACTAATGGATTTTTCTACACTCCGTCTATGTCTGGAAATCCGAGTAGCGTGCCGACAGCTTATAGCGGGCGGTTGCCAATCGTCTATGACTCTCAGCACGATCTGCTCTATGCCTACACAGCTGGAGGTTGGAAATCGACCGCGTTCACGGCTGCTGGTGGGGCGGCTGGGGCGACTTACGGTGCCTTTGGATTAAATGTCAAAAATTATAATGCCATTGGCGATGGTAATGCGGACGACACCAACGCAATCCGCAACGCCATCGCCGCGTGTCAGCCTGCGGGAGGTGTCGTATTTTTCCCTCCCGGCACCTACAAAATCACTTCAACTATCGTAGTGCCTGGTGGAGTTTCTCTCATTGGAAGTGGCTGCGGCTCGCAATGGGCCGGTCATCCTTATCCTGGTGTTTCTCGGATTTGGTGGCAGGGTGGTGTCGGCGGTTGGATGTTCAATTTCGATCCGACTTATCACGATTGGAATGGGACGGTTTACGGGTTGAATTTCGACGGTGGCAACTTGGCCTATGTCGCCATGGAGTTGTGGGCGAGTAGTCAGGGTGAATTTCGTCAGCTTAATATGCATAACTTTATAGCTGGCGATTGGGTTGTTAAGTTCAATCAACAACAATCATTTCAACCCGACATATATCCGGCCGGAGGGTTTCATTGGGATACAGTTGCGATTCAAAGCAACGGCAATAATTGCAATGCTGCTTGGTTTAATGGCGTTACCGGTGCTTTTATCAATCGGAGTTTTTTCCAAGCCGGTCCCGGTGGCACTTCGCTTCGCATCGACAATTTAAGCGACACCAACCTATTTTGCTCCTGTGACATCAATCCCAACGGCACTGGAATTGGATTGATAATACAAGGCGCAGGCTTCAACAATAATTTCATAAACGGAGTCATCACTGCCGAACCCAATGGCACCGCAATCTACGCTGATGGCAACAGCGGCTATAGTCATTTGCACAATGTCTATCTTGGATACGACACTACGATACAAACTCTCAACAATCCAAACGGCACCGGCTTCATCTGGTTTCATGGTTGCATAGGCAATGCCTATGTTTCCGGCTCTGGCGTCAATGGTGGTGCGCAAAATACTGGAGACTATACCGAATTTTTGGTGCCTCTTAATGGCAGTGTGCCGCTGCCGATTTTTTCTGGAATGGTGATAATTTCGGACAATTGGAATAAAATGCCTGGAGTTTATATTTTAACGCCGCCACCGGGTGGAGCTATCGCAAACTGTGTAGTGAACACCAACGGATTATGGAATAGCGGAACAAGTCCACCAGGAGGGGGATATAGCGTTGGTTGGGACGGGACTTCGTTTAGAATTTACAACGCACGCGCGACCGTTGGTATGCGTATTTCCATGTTGCAAACCCACGCCACCGCAACGCAGTTCGGCGGATTGTCATGACAGTATCTCTCACTCACGCCTTTGTCTCTGGCATCGCTGACGATCCTACGGCAACGCAGGACGTGCGGCCGAGCAATTGGAACGCCCAGCATACCTTCACGATGGCGGGCGGCAATCTACTTGGTCGCGGCACCACTGGGACTGGTGCGATAGAAGAAGTTGCCATCACTAACGACACCAACGTCACGGCGACGCTGGCGGCTAATTCGTTGACGTTAGGTTGGACCGGCACTTTGGCGGCGACGCGCGGCGGCACCGGAGTCGGTTCGGCAACGCTTAACGGCGTGCTCTATGGCAACGGCACCGGAGCGTTACAAGTCACTGCGCAAGGTGCGGCCAATTCGGTGTTGACCGCCAATGCGGGCGCGCCGATCTTTTCCGCTGCGCCGGTTATCGGCACTTCGGTCACTTGCCCGATTTATTACGGCGGTTCGGCAGCTAATTCGACGCTGACGCTCGATAGTACCTCGAACGTCGCGCCCAGCGGCGACATGATCCTTTTCAATACCGGCACTGGCGAGCGGCTGCGCATCGACAATGCCGGAAATATTGTAACGGGTGGTTTTGCTGCTCCAGCAACTTTATTTGGGCTTACTCAGCAACTTTCTCTCAATGTTGGTACTCAGCTATATGCTTTAGGCGTTAACGCTTATAGCTTTAGTGGTGGCAATGCTTCTGCGATGCTATTTTCACGCACGCGTGGAGCATCTCCAACAACTCACGGTGCTTTATCTTCCGGTGATCGAATTTTCTGTTTGGATGTCGGCGGTAGCGACGGCAGCGCATGGCAACAAACTGCGACAATTTCAACATGGGTCGATGGCGCGGTTTCGGCGGGAGTCTTGCCGATGCGCTTGGCTTTCTACACTGGTGCTACCAACAGCGCCAGCTTGACCGAAGGCATGCGGCTCGACAGCAGTGGCCGCCTCATGATTGGCGGCACCGGCAACATTTGGGGCGATGGCTTGGAGGTGCATGGTACAAACTATGGCCATTCAACTTTAGCGGTGAATCAATGGTCAACCAACACCACTTCTGGCGGCAATATTGAAATCTTCAAGAGCAAGGGCGCGACCGTTGGGACTTTTACTGCCGTTACCTTGAACGAT